AGGAGCCAATGGCGCTTGGAGCGTTTGGCGGTAGGGGGACGGTATTCCATCCCCCTTCAAGATGGGTTCGACAGTGTTGCCGACGATAGCCCGGTATAGCTGTTCCATCAGATGCGGTTGCCGCCAAAAGCAGCTTCCAGATCATCCCGCAAGTTTCCGCTGGTGACGTGGGACTGCGTGCCCCCGCCTACCGGAGAACCCGACACACTGACAGCCGCCGCAGCCGCCCGTTGGGCACGCTGGTTCAACTGTGTGGCTTGGTTCATTGCGGAAATCTCCGGGTTCATGCTCACGGCGCGAGTGTATGCCTGTTCAAGAGACAGCGCAACACCGCGACGCGATGACAATTCAATCAGGTCAGCCATGTCCTGACGCACATCCTCGAAGTGTGGATACTTCGGATCAAGGGACATCTGATCCACAGTCGTGACCGCCTGCTGTTCCACCTGCTGCCGCGCCTGCTGCTGTTGCTGGTAAAGCGGTGCAAGTGCTTGCTGCAACTGTTGCTGAACAAGCTGGTTGATCTGGCTTGGGTCGAAGCCCTGCTGTTGCGGCGCCTGCTGCCCGCCAAGGCGACGGCTGATGGCGGCGTCCAGTTCGGCAATGTCCACATTGTAGTCCTGCAACAGCTTGTCGATGAACTGTGCCTTCTGCTGCGGCGTGCCGGTCGCCATCGTGTAGTCGGCCTGCAACAGATGGCTGACCGCCTGAATGGGTGTCGCACCGAGCGACTGGATACGTGCCATGTACGGATTGACCGCGTCCTTGAACTGTTGAATCTCCTGACGGATCGGGGCGGTATCATTCAGCACCTTCTGGACTTCCATCTCACGACGATGGATTTCCTGACGGGCCTGCAACGGGAGCGCGGCCCACTCGCCCTTGGCGTCCTTCTTCCACGAGGCAGGAGCGCGGTCTACGCGATGGGTCGTGCCCGGGACAGTTTCCGGCGCAGCAGGAGCAACCGGCTTTTCAGGCGCCGACTTAGCGGGGTCGCCACCTTCCGCAGCAGGCGGAACCGTTTTATTGTCGGCAGCAGGTTCAGGAGTCTCGACTTCGGCAGACACCTGTTCCTGCGATTCCGGCGCGGCGGATTCAACGACCTCAGGCGGCTCATCTTTTGACTCTCCATCAAATGCAGCGTTCAGGGCTTCACGCATGTCCATGGTATTTCTCCTTATTTGTAGGTACGACTGTTCATGATTTCAGCGATGGTGCGGCGGGTTCCCTCCCGGTGCTCCCGGGATATTTCAGCATTGACGAAGGGCTTTGGCGGCAAGCCTTTCAGTTCCGCAGTAGGAACCACGCCATGACGAGCGCAGTGGTCGCGTAGGGCAGCACGACCATTAACAACAGAGCCATCAATGGGGGACACGAACGGCGGCGTGTCCGCAATGATCGCAGGTGCGCCCACGCCCGCAGCGTTTTCGATTCCTTGAAGGTCTGCTTTGTCATATAGCTTGCCCCCGAGCTGAATGTAGGACTTACGAGCCATCACGACTCTCCTTGGTTGTTGTCAATGCGTTCCATTTTCTTCTGGTGTTCCATCGCCATCATCTCGGCATTGATGGCTGAGTCCTGTATAGCAATCTTCTGCTTGATCTCACCCTCCATGACTATCTGTTGCAATTTGAGGGCAAATTCCTGCTGGTCTTGGCGCATCTGCTGTGCGAACTCGGCCTGCTTCTGCTGCATCTCCATCTGGAACTCCTGCTGCTTCATCTGGAGTTCCGACTGTGCCTTCTGCTGCTCAAGCTGCGCCTCCATCTGCATCTTCTGCATCTCGGGGTCAGGTGGAGGCGGCGCGTTCTTCTTCTGCTCGATCTCCTGCTCGAAGTCGCCGACGTACTTGTCGAAGATGCCCTCAATGTCCTTGCTGACGCGGAACCCGGCCACGCCGAACTGGAGCATCTTGAGCATCAGTGGCACCAACTGTGGAGCACCTTGTCCGACGGTGGAGGCCGATTGCAGGAACGTGGCGACAGAGTTCAGGAACTCACTGCGCTCGTTCTTGACGGCAGCATAGTCGGTAATCGCCATGCTGGTGGCCTGAATGTCCACGCGCCAACACAGTTCTTCTTCCTCGCCCGTGACAAGCGCCATCGCCTGCTGAACAAGCATCTGGTCTTCCTGCGCCATGTTGGCGACGTTCGCCAGCTTGAGAATCTGCTGCGGGTCGAAGTGCTGGCAGATGATGTCGGCCTTGATCTGCAACATTTCCTCGGCGAAGCGGGTCACATCCTGTTGCCGCTTCTGGATCATGGTGCTGGCGTATTTGGCCTTGAGTTCCTGCGCGCCGAGCGTCTCACTGGCCTTGGTGTTGCCCCGCACGATGTCGCTGATGCCCGTCAGTGCGTCGATCTGCGCCTTGAGTTCGGCACGGTGGCCCTGCAACTGGTTGAGTGCTCCGACAACTGTGTCGATCGGCAGGAAGTCAATCTGTCCCTTGAGGCCGCCCTTCTCGGCGAACATGGCCCAATTGTCCACCGGAATCAGGGTGTTGTCGTAGCCCTCCTGGAGCATGCGCTGCACGCCGTCAGCGCCCCGGTCATAGACCCCGACGACCTTGCAGGCGATGATGAGCAGGCTGATGCGGTTATTAACCTCGTCCAGTTCGTTGTACTGATCCTGCAACATGGCGAAGTCGGGCTTCGGCAAACAGTTGGAGGTGGTCAGGTTGGCGAACAGCGGCTTGGGGCACGGCTCGAAGCGACCATTACGGAGGTGCAGGAAATCACCGCGCTCTTCGAGGATCGTGTCCATGCCCTTGGCGAACCAGATCACCTTCCGCGCCTCCCTGTCCCAGATCTCATAGACACAGCCGCGTTTCAAGACCATGTTGCTAGGCGTGTTGCCGTTGGGCAGGTTACTGTTCTTGTTCGACTGTGTGTTGAGGGGCACCTTCTTGCCCTTCTCCTCACCGAACCGCTTGGTGAGCTGGTCGCGGGTCATGTAGACCTTCCGCGCCACCCAGCGCCGCTCCTCCCACACCCGACAAGGGGAGTACATGAAGTCCTCGAAGAACACCCAATCGATAGCCACCTCCTGAAACGCGATGCGCTGCATCGGTTTCTCCGTCTCGGGGTCGATGGCGTCCGGGATGTCCTCCAGCTCCGTCTCCAGACGCAGCCACGCGGCGCCGAGGCCGGGCACGAGGCGATCCCACACCGCATGACGCATCACCGAGTCGAAGTCACAGTCGGCCTCGTCCATGTCCTGATTGATGCAGCGTTCAAGGATGTTGCCGGCCACCCGGGCCACGTCGTCGTTCATGTCGAGGAAGCGGCGGGAAACAGTCGCCTCGGGCGTCTGGTCGTAGAGGCTGGCTTCCATGATGCCGACGTTGGTGAAGAACACGTTGTACCAACGCCGCTGTACCTCGGTGGCGTCGCGGTCGTCAATGTAGCGGCGAATGGTCAGCCGCGCCGACTTCCAGAACTTCTCCATCTCCTTCTCGGCGAAGGTGATCTCGTCTTCCCAACGCTTATAGACGCCATTCGGTTCAGCCTCCAACTTGACGAGGGAAGTGATGGTGGCGTTGGTGTCCTGTGTCTGCATCATCCTATCCTTTTGCGAAAAAACGCACCACGGGTGCGGTCACGGTCATCATACAGCTCTTCCAGACACATCTGCGAGGTGGTGGGCGGCGGCGCAGAGGGGGCCGAGGGCGCGGCGGGTCTGGAGAGGCTGGCGAGGCGCCGACCGATGAGGGACAGCGCATCCACGCCATCATCGACCCCTGACCCCATCGCGTTGGGGAAGATCAACAGCTCCCTGATGAGCCACTCGTTCCACGGTGCGCGTTTGAGGAACACACGGTTACTGCGGAACAGCCCGCGCAGCGGCGCCGCCCGCGTCTCCTTGTCCTGCCCCCGCATGGGAAGCATCTTCATGGGCGGCACGACGCGCCGCTCACGGCCACGGGAGGCGACAAGCTGGAGGAAGACCTTAGCCGCGTTGTCGTCATCGATCAGGCATTCGAGGGGACTGTGTGCGGTCACGAGGTCAAGCAGGCGGTCGGTCGTGACCTCGATAGCCGCCCGCTCGCGCCAAGCGTCGAGTACATAGACCATACCCCGGGCATCGACGCCAACAGTCAGGATCACGGTGTAGTCGCCCTTGTTGATGGACAGCGCGAGGTCGATACACAGGTAACGGTGCAGGGCGCCAGTGACGAACGCCGGGTCGTCTGCCGGCAGGATGCGGATGTGCTCGGACGGCACCCAATCGCCCTTGGAGGACGGTGGCCGCTGCTGGTACAAGGTCTGCCAGCGGTACGGGTCACGGCGAGCGTCCTCGACCATCTGCTGCGTGAACCACTCGGGCCACAGCCGGTCGCCGGGTTGCCGACCAGTGCCGTCGTCAGGGTCGCCCGGCTCGACCTCCATGCGCAGGGTGACGATGTGCTGGCGCCGCGTGGGATTCATGGCGTTGCGCTCGATCAGGTAGCCGGCGAGGTCGTTGGGCGATAGCCGCTGGCAAATGAGAACCAGCTTGGCACGCGGCTTCAAGCGGGTCAGCAGGTCAGTCT